AAGATCCCATGCATGGATTGTGCGAATCGCGCCAGATCACACCAGAGGCGTGCGATTGGGTCAAGTCATCGCTTGATCCGTTTCACGATTTCACCCTCGAACACATGCGAGGCTACCCAGACGTATCTACCGATGCTACGGTGATCGTCAAAGTCAACCAGTCGATTGAAGTCTCGGCCCCGCCCGGACTTCCTGCTGGTCACAATTGGGACTGTCACATTGTGACGTCCCCTATTGACTGGGCCAAGCCAAACACGTTGTTGACTTCAACCAACACGGGGTACAACACCGCCGTCCACAGCAACCCATTTGGGAACGGGACGTCGTGGGGTGCCGCAGGAGTCGATTTTACGACATACTGCACTGCGCGGACCGATGGAGTGATCATCAACTCCGTCCCCTCTTCCGGCGCGCTTGGCGCGTCCATGACGTTTACGCCTGGACACATGCCATATGTCGCCGCAAATGGGTATGAAACGCAGAACCTAGTGCTGGACGAGTACTTTGAGCTGGACCCGGAGGACTACTGTGTTTACCGGCTCGTGTATAGTGGCTTCGAGGTGGTCAACACCACGGCCATGGTTCACGTGCAGGGCGCAGTCACGTGCTACGAGTATGGCAACGAGTACCAGACGTCGCAAGTGCACCGTTTCACCGCGAACCCAGACCCAGATCATAGTGGGTTAAGGAACGAGAGTGCAAACGTTTTCCGCTGTCCTCCCAACAATCTGGAGGAGGCGAAGATCATGCCTAGCGCCCACACCTGGGCCGCCAAGGATGGTGTCTACTGCGTCGCAAAATTTCAACAGGACAATCCCTTCCAGGGGCTGACTCAACGCAACTACATTCTGCAACAGAACAAGCCGATAGGTCAAGCGAACTCCGGGTATTACGCTTCTGGCGCACCGGGCCTTAGCGCAGGCAGCATTGCTTCGCCAGGTCTAGGTGGCTATGGGCTTTATCTGGACGTACCGTATTCGACCTCAATACCGGCGACACACTTTAGCAGGATGAACACTGCGGGTGCCTATTTCACGGGCCTTTCACCACAGACTACCCTTCTGGTCACGTGGCGTTGTGGCATCGAGAGGCTCCCTTCGGCTAACAGTCCCCTGATGCTCTCACTCGCTCAGCCGAGTGCAGCGTTCGATCCGAACGCTCTTGTTTTGTATAACCTGATAGCTGCCAAGTTACCTCCGGGCGTACCGCAGGGTTACAACGATATCGGAAAGTGGTTTTCCATGATCTCGAATGTTGTGAGAATTGTGATCTCTGCAGCTTATCCGATGGTCGGCGCTGCGCAGACGATCCTTAATATTTTGGGTCGTCCCGCGGTTGCAATTGCGCTTGGTGCAGTGGCCGCAGCAGCTAATAAA